TCTGGACGAGATGATCCTAGCATTGGTGATAAAGATCTAATAGCTGCCATCTCTTTTTGCTGTTCAGGGCTAAATTCAAAAGTGTCAGGTTCTCCATCTGAGCGGATTCTCTGTGGTGGGGTGAGATTCTGTAGAGCTTTTATCGCTTGAGGAGAAACGGCGTCTGCCGGGCTAAACCCTAAAGATCTCATAAAATAATACTCAGGAGATCTGAGCGCGTTGCGATAAGGTCTAACTCCTAAATTATGAACGTTATTGTATTCTTTACCAATGACTCCCCAGTTACCATGATTGGTATCTCTTGAGTCAAGAAAAGATGGGGATATGGAGTGGAGATAGTCGTTCCAGTCTCTGGTTCCTCCGCCCGATCCTCTATTGAACGCCGCCGGAACAAGGCCAGTTAAACTTGTGGCAAATGGATCATAAGACTTTAAGTTACCTGCATTTCTTCTATCCTGGGCGCCTAGATAAGACAAATACTCATCGACTTCATGACGTGTAATTATAGACTCTCTAGGACTCACATCTTCCCAAGGAGCAAAAACTCCTCTTCCGAAGGTGGACCTAGAAGTTAATGGATCTGGATTGTCGAGTAGCTCTGCCCCTGGATCCGCTCTTTCCATTCTATCCCTCGAAGCCTGAAGGAAAGCCTCGGGAGAATCATATTGACCTTCGGTATAAGCGGCGGTCTTACTAGTCCCATATCCTATCTTTTTTAAGAGACTGCTAAGGGACTCGTTCTCGAACATATTACAAAACTTTATCGAACAAACCACTGATGGACTCTTGCATATTTCCAAGGCTTGGAATGCTTTCGAAGTTGCCCATTCTGTCCATTAGATTATCCCGGAAGCTGGTTACATTTTCAGAAATATCTCCACTGAGTATCCTCGACAGCTGTGGACTTGATTTTATTGCTTCGAGTCCTCCTGGTATAGAACTAAGTATACCCCTAAAACCCTCTTGCACATCATCAAGCCCATTTCCCTGGTTCATGGCATTAATAGCCATAGGTGCGGCTATTCCAAGACCAGCTAGTCCAGCCAGCAAACCATAACCTCTTCGTTTCTTTGCGGCTAGCTGTAAGGCTTTTTGTACCTGGGATTGGCGAATGCGGCTATACCCCAATAGCCCAGCCCCACCGATACCGAGTGCCCCAAGCACGCCCATTAATCCCTTTTTGCGTTGCGCTTGACGATAGTTATCGTATGCGTCAGCTATCTTCAGGATTGGATTATCGTTCATAATTATCTCCCATAAGAGCTACCAATGCCACCAGAATATAATATACTCTGAATATTTCTTACGTCTTTATAAGCCTTAGCATCCATCAAAGCTCCTTGTTTAAATTGCAATGCCCATTGACGATATTCTTGACCCTTCTCGGTGTCTCTAATAGTCAAGCCAGCGTCTGAATAATTTAATGAGTTTCTGGTCCTTAATACCCCTACTATTTCTAAGACTATACTGGCTGCCATTCGGACAATAAGCGAATCTGCGAGGAACGACTCAAAAGAAACCGCACCAAGCAGAGGAGGTATAAGATAATTGTATTTGTCTAAAGCCTGACGCAAGGCAAAGCGAAAAGCTCCGTCGCCAGACTCTTCCTGCCAAAGCAGAAGTCTATTGAATTGAGGGTGGTCCTGTAAAAACTCCCTAAGATCTACAACGTAATCATTTATAGCTTTGCCAGGCATTGTCTCTCCAAGCTACGCGCTATTCCGGAAACTTAATTCCTTCGCCCGTTTCATCCATATGCTTATAGATTTTGTTAAGGATACCCTTAGGGGTGCGCGTACGGCCCATATCTATCGAGTTAAAAACAGCGATATCTATTAGATCCTCATACTCCATATTCTCAAGCTTCTGCTCAACAACCTCGTCAGTCAGGGTTGTTCTTTCGCTTACTGGTTGAATAGCAAACTTGGTCTCAGCTTGTGGCTCTGGAATAATCTCTTGATCTACCTCTACGGGATCTTGGACTTCAACAATCACAGGCGTTTCGATTGGCTCCGGAGGAAGCACAGGTTTAATAACCTCTACTGGTTTTGTTTCTTTTTCCCCGAGCATTGCCTTGGGAGACATTTTACTCGCAACCTCTAACAGTTGTTTAGGGGTAGGCCCATTCATAGACGTCTCATCCATTGGCTTGGGGAGATGTTCTTGGCGGGTTGCATTCTTTTCTTTCTTCCAATTATCGTAAGTCTTTTGGACGTTGGTAATTGTATTTCTTTTCTTCCTTCGGATTTCAGGTTTGGCGGCAGCCGCATTTCCGCCGCCAGTACCTGCTTGCTCTGACACCAAATTAAAGCTAAGATACTTATGAGACTTTACGAACTCATGTAATCTTGATCCCTTTTGAATTGTTATGAGACCAGTGCTGGACTTCTTCCCGTTTCCGGGGCAAAGTACCCACCGTCTTTCCTTTTCTGAAGGGTCTTCCACTACACAACGTGGTGAGTTCGACGGGCCCTTGTGGACTATCCGTCCAGTTACCGTCATCGGCTCTTGTATCTTTCGCTTAGGCATCAGAGTTTTCTCCTTATTTTTTACCAACCGCTACTAAGTAGTGACTCCGAGCTCAAGCTTAGCAACAGCATCAAGGTTTGCAATGTTAAATCCATGAACCTTTCTGGATTCGAACTGCACTCTACGGAACCTGGTCTCGGACTCAAATTCGATATCCTGGAGCTGGTAATGAGTACCAAGGTATTCAGGAGCAGTAAATGCCCAGATGGTGTTCTCTGGTACAACGTCACCCTTAATGGTAACAATGTACTTGACTCCACCAACTGTTGCTGCACTCCATCCCTTGACAACGAGCTCAGCTGCAAGTTGGTCAGTGAGAGCGGAGGGCAATGTCTTCAGCCGGTTGAAGTCAGTCTTGTGCATGACAAATACTGCGCATTCGAGCTGGTCACCGTCGAGCATATTCTGCAAGTCGGTAAGAGCATCCGGTGTTGGACGAGTTTCTGTGGTCTGAACCACTTTACCGCTGATCGCTACAGCGGCTTCTGCCAGCCTGAAGAAGTGCTGGTCCTGGACTCTAAGGATTTCGTTCGCGGAAATGTCACTGAGGACTTCGCGAATTGGCATCCTGTAGGCCCAGAGCTCTTCGACGGACTTGGTCATACGCTCGGTGGAAGTTACCCACAAAGGAGTAACAAACCTGTCACCATGGAAGTACTCACCGGTCGGCATTCCGTCCCAGTTAAGCTCCAGTGCGCGAGCGTCGGGCTCAAGCTCATCAATCTTATACATGGTATCGCCGGTGAGCTGAGGTACAAGCTCTGCGGCAGTTACGGTCTGAGGCGGGATGATCTTGTCAGAGATCGATCCCTCACGAACCTTTTGACGAATATACTCGCCCATGTGGAGCGAGAGTTTGGCACGAGTAACCGGGTCCCTCATTTTAGTGAGGTACTGGGTGTTATAGAGAGCAGTGATTGTTCCGTCCATTATTCACTCACCCCCTATCCTTGGTACTCGTAAGGAGATAGAACTTGGATTCTCATCCAGTCGTCTCCACGAGGGCAATGTCCCGGAGGACTAATACAAAGTGCTACCGCTAAATCACCAGCTACGGCAGGGGTTACAAAGGCTCCAGCACAAGTGTTGCCATTAGAGTCCGTTACGGACGTATAGGCAGCAGTAAGTACCTGGCCATTGAACCATGCCACGGCGGGGGTTCCGTCATACAAATCGATGTCTGCAAAGTAGAAGCCGTAGACTACTGTCACCTTACCGGTGCCCAGTCTGTCATATCGGCCATATGTATCCTGAAAGACCTGCCAGGGAACAGTGAATGTTCCGCCTGCAAGGACCTTCTCTACCTCGTAGTCTTCGTTAATATTAACGAACTCACCACCACAAAACTCGTAGCTGGACGATTCTGTTGCGATAGACACCGAGGTGCGATGAACAAGTTCATCGAGTGTCTTGATCTGAAGAGCCATAGTCTTCGATCCTTTCTGTTAGTTTCGTCCCATTACTACACGGTCAATATCGTGAACGACTCGAGAATAAGATTCTTCCCCTCCAGCTGGAGAGGATTGTTTTACACTCTGTCCAAATCCACGATAAGCTTGCGGACCTTTTTGCGCCATATATTCCAACATTTGGAAATCCTTGTCCGCCATTTTCACCAGCTCTTGGGCCTGTTCAAATATCGATTTGGCCGCTATCTTAGGTAATAGCCCCTTGGCTTGTAGTGGTTCTACAATGGCTATTGCTCGGGCTACTTTTTTAAGTTCCCTATTACTTTCAACTTCCTGCCGAAGCAGATCAGCAGTCACCTCTAAGAGATGTGCTAATTTTTCGGAAGTAATATGCAAAGTTTTGTTCACCGTTCACCACCTAACTCGGGGGGGCTACCCCTTGTTGAAGCTGTACTATACGCTGTTTGACGCTTTCTCTGAGTTTTAGTGTTCCTTCATCGACGTCTTCGCCGACAAATAGTTCTTGTAAATTTTTATCGAAGACTTCGGGGTTCTCTTCCCTTAATTCTCTAGCAACCTTGTCTAGAAAATTTGCGATTTTTAGCGCCGGCTCTTCCCCCGAAGGAGGAGGTGCTGGCTGATTAACGCTTGCCTCTTTTTCGGCCTCTGACATCAGTTCCTGGACATACCGAAGCGGAGAAAGGTGGGACATGGTCCTACCCTTCTTGCCCAAGCAGATCAAAGTACTGTTGCATTCTGGCTTCTACCAGTTCATTTACGCTAGCTGTCTTCTTACCTTCTTTGAGTTCTTCGTCCTCAAATGTGTTAGCAGACTCTAGCACGGATTCCCTATCTTCGTCATTTGCGAGAGTAGGGTCTTCTATAGTTGCAAGTAGCTTTTCAATCAATTGATCGGCGAGGTCTCCCTGGCCTAAAGATTCTTCAGCCATAGCATCATCTACAATTTCTTCTTCGCCAAGATCATCTTCGATAACGTCATCTGGAACAATTTCGTCTGGAAGAATGTCTTCAGCCTTTTTCATCTTCTGTCCACTAGCTTCCAGTAAAAACTTCATACGCTTAACCTGGTCTTCAAACCCTTGGTTATACGCTCCAGAAAAAGCCTGCTTGATACGCTCAACAGGTTCTACCTTTTTTTGTCTACTGGCGGTTTTCTTTACTGGTTTGGGTGAGGCAGTGAAGCCGCACATCTCAGCAGTGCTACCCATTTTACTCTACCTCCTATTTCTGCAAATTGCGGATTATGGCCAGCAATGCATCCTGGGAACCTTTAACGTATCCCTGGAGTGCAGCAGCCTTTTCAGGCTCTTCTGACTCTTCTGGCTCTTCCTTGGCCGGTTCGTCTTTTTTCTCGTCGGTATCTTTAGGCGGGAAAGGTGGAGCTAAATTTCCTTTTGGAGTTTCCTCTTTCGGATCTTCTTCTTTTGGATCTTCAGCACCCTGCTTGGTAGCCACACTAACCTCATTCTCTGGTACTGTAGTCTTAGGATGTTCGTCCTTAGGGTCTTCAGTAGTTGAAGGAGGAGGGGTGGCAGCTTCCTCGATCTGATTAGGAGCACGATCTTCAGCTCCGCTATCAGTGTTTGCGGGGCCCTCTACCGGATTAATATCCGCTTTAGCTGGAGCCGGAGTAGATTCCGGTTGGCTATTAGGCTCACCTAAACTGGGGTTTTCGTCTAGCTCATGTTCCTGCACAACGGTATCTTTGGGTGGAGACACTGCAGAATCTGTCTGTTCCACCTCATTGGGCGTCATTGGGGCTCCAATATCGGCCGCCAACTTGTTTAAGTCATCAGGAGACAGACGATTTGCCTCCTTAATAGCTTCTTGATGGAATCCGCCAGCAAGCAACTGCTTGATGCGATCCACGCCAGACAGCTGCATACCCATGACTATTTCATCGATAGCTGCAGCGCCCTGTTTTAAGATGGGCATATTAACCTCCCGTTACAAGATTTCGTATAAATCTTTCATCAGAAAGTTTACACTTGTTTATGTTCCTGTCAAATTATGTTTTACCATAATACTATTTAAGCTCATTAGCGTAGGCGCCTAAAAGCATATTGTGACTTACTAGTACCCCCTGCATACCAATGTTTTCTGAGGCCGTTTTATAATGTGACACTGGATCTTTTAATGTTTCCCAATTAGATACTAAACCAACAGAAGCTAACTTAAGTTCAGGCTGCCTGTCTAGTAAATTTGCAATGGCCGTAGGGTGTTCGTGCTTAAGATCATAGACATACGATCCGTACATCTCCATCAAGCTAGAATTCTGGATATCGCCATGGCGGGCTATCTTGGGGGCCTTCTTCCTGTTTTCATAACATCCAGGATAAAATGAACGCTTGCTCATATGTGGGAATAGTAGGCTGGCAAGCCTTGGGTTATAATGCTTGGAGTAATCAATTAGATTTAATCCGCTTTTTTTGATTATTACAACTGGTCCTATTCGCTTGCGCTGAGCTAAAAACATTCCAGCGCCTCTGCGCCCCACAGATGGCTTTAGTGCCAGATAAGTAAACTCTTCCGGCTTAAGCTTCATCCTAAGAGCTCCCATGGTAGAGCATATCTCTGGCATGGAAAAACCGCCCATGAGATCTAATAATTCTTCTGGTAGAGGATTGTCAGCGTTGTCTATTTTTGAGGCATCGTTAAGTACTATTTCTTTCTCGCCACCTACGGCATCATTAACATTCTCGACTACTTCACCCGCTGGAATTTCTTTCTCCATAGACGATTCTTTGTCTTCTGTGGCGTTCTTGTCAGACGCAACCTTGGCCAGGAAGCCACTACTGTTGTCGGCTTCTTTTATAACAAATGAAATATCGAAGAAGCGAGGATGTGGGTTCTTTACGGCGTTGCGCGTTCCATCTGGATTAAGTTTACCTAGCCTACCATCCCTGCAATGGACGCAATATTCGTGGCGGGTTCTAGCCTTGTTTCCACAGATGGTACAAACGTCATACATTACCCGGCATCCCATTGATACTCTGGGAAGAGCTCCGGCTTCTATCTGTTGCAAGATTTTTTGAGCTCGTGGATCGTCTTTCCAGACCTCCACAAGAAGCTCAACTCGGTGCATTATTGGATTATAGGAAGCAAACAGAATTCGCCCAAGCGCGTGAGATGGATCTTCGTTTTTGTGATTGGAAAAAACGTGTCCTTGTTCAAAGGTTTTATAGTAACGCAGAAGGTCCTCTTCATCAAACCAGTCTCCGTTTAGGTTACAACCGTAGAAGTCTGACGCACCCATAACGTTAATAAGTAAATATGCCTTGTTGTCTGAATCTATTTTGATACTATTAAAAAAGTCAAGCATGTCTGGAAGCATGGCTATTTTATTAGTCTTTTCGTCCGATGCTTTCTTACTTAATATTTCAATACGAGGTTCAGAAGTGAAGGGATCATAACTTTCATAGGTCGTATGTTTGGTGCGCCATTCTTGATTCTTCATCTTATCCCATCAAGAGGTCACTTAAACCTATGGGCAGAGTTGATATTGAGGCTGATGACCCCAACGCGTCTCCGAGGTTTCTCATGTCAGGGGTTAATTCTCTAATCGGAGCAAAACGTTTCTGTTGCGTCGCGGAAACAGCAGCTTCCGTCTTGGCTAGGGTTTCTATCGTTGAAGGATCGAATCCCCCAGTAGAGTAATCCTTAGCTTGTCTTAAATAGTGAATAGTTATTTGTGGTATTTTGGCTAACGTAGGAGCTACCCTATAAATGGCTTCGTAGTTGCGCTTGTTCTGCTCCTTATTGTCATCCATTTCCTCTGGATATAGAGCATTTATTTTCTCCCAATGACGGCGCATATTGGTAGTTCTGTCCAGGTGTCCCATACCAAGGCCTACTGCGTCATAGGCGGCCCTACCCAGCATTCCACTAGCCACTAGAATGGCTACTTGGGCGGCTACGTTCTTGCTAACTCCACCAGCGGTTTTGTTGTCCATATTCAACCACCCTAACCTAAGAAGGGGTTAGTATACCCCATATTATATCCTTGTCGTCCTACCTGTCTAAGTCTCTGCTTCCGGATTAGTTCGTTACCTGCTATTTCAGACCCAAGAGCCCCAATGGCATTTACTCCGAGCGTCTTAGGCATTAGAAACCATGACGCGGTAGGGATAACGTCACTGAAAATATTCATCTGGCGTTCACCGCTCGGTTCAGCGTAGTGTGCGCCTAACTCGGGATACTTAGGCAATGCGTTAGCCCTTTTAAAAAGTTCAGCCAGCCCTAGTCCCATTATTATTCCTCTACGTTCAAACGTTCCATTGTGCGGCCAATAGATTTCATCAAACTATCTAATTGATGTTGAATAGTAATTTCTACACCACCCAATTTCTGTGAATTGGCATTCTCTCCCATGTAATAACTAAGTTTTCGCAAGAACGACCATGACGGATTGATTGTCCCGTGTATCGGCACGAGAGTTAATTCTGCAATCTTAATATTAAGCTCCTTGGATAGGTATCCATGAGCTATATCAAAGAAAGCCTCTACTCCATCATGTTGAGCCTCGCTACGGCTTCCAATTTTTTCCAGAGATATACTATATGCCTGATTGATGTTTTGATCTTTAATAGCCTCTTCTCGTAAATACCGCAACATCGTATCAGCTGCAGCGCTCTTGGCTATTTCGGATTGTAGTTTAAATTTTGCAGCTTCGTCTCTAGCCTGCTTTAACATCTCAATTACCGATATAATATCCTTGGTGGTACGTTCGGGGCCAGAAGCCTCTTTTCCCAAACTAATATTGTTATCACCCATTAGTTCTTCAAACAGCTCCCAGTCATCGCTCCCGAGTGATGCAGTCTTCTCTCCCATGATTTCTCCTAGCTCTTCACTCGATCCATCGACGAGTTCTTGTACAACTGTCTTCCAGTCTGCTAACGGAAATTCCGCTTGGGGATCGTGTTCTTCGTGTGTTTTATATCTTTTGATTGCAACATTAGTTGACTCACAAAGACGACGAGCTTGCTCATCGTTGAGATCATTTTTCTGAGCCAGCGAGACTACAATATCATTAGGATGTTTTCCTTGTTCCAGAAAAATGCCTAGGGCTTTTTTCGCCAAGGTATCGAGGGTATATTGATCTAATTCCATCAGCTAACAATCCTCCTGTTGCAAATCCATCTGTATCTAATATACCTTGTATGTCAAATCAACTAGGAATGATCCATAACGCAAGGCCTTCCTAGTTCACGGTATTAATCATATTGAGAATAGGGAAGCCAAAACGTACTTTCCTGGCGAGGTTTAAATATATCATTGACATTAGTCCATCATCGTGAGCGTTGCGCGCATGAGTATAAAACATGTCTCCACTATGCCTGGTATCAACGAATTCATTAAGTATGTCCTGGGCCATGTGTTCGAAGTCTTCCCAGCATGGTAGACGAAACATGTTACGCTCTACCATGTCGGTTCTAAAGTCCGACAAAGCCATAGTTCTATTGACGGAAAGTGTTGACATTCTGTTCTCATAAGACTGGCTAGAAAAACCGCTATCCGAGTAACGAACTTGCATTATTTTGGAAGACCCAATAGCTTCAGAAATACGAACGTTTCTATCTCCGGCGGCTCCCTGGTCTGCGGCTACAAGTTCTACTCGGTATTCTTTAAGCTTTTGAACTATATACCGCATCTGGTCCGTCATGCTAGTACGGTGGTCAAACTTCTTGGCATAAATCACTCTCAAGATTTCAGGAGAGACAACCTGTCCGATAGTGAGAACCGTATAAGCTCCGTTCTCAGCATTCACACCCCAGTCTATTCCAGCCAGAGTTGGACTAGAAAACACGCTTTGGGGAGGGGGGTCGACTATTAATTTATGACCACCCTGTTTACACAGCTCCCGCAACTCATCTTCTGTAAAGTATTTACTAGCAGCATCCCAACTAATTCCAAGTACCTCATTCATGAATTGTGCCTCTGGATATCGCATTAACTTTCTCCAGTATAGTTTTTTAAAATTAGTCCATGGAACCATCAATTGGGAGATACGGAATCCCTTAAGGAACCTATTTTCGTATGAATGCACCCAGCGTCCGTCTCGCGAATCTATAGGCCTTCCACATCGAGCACAAATTAAACCAAGGTCAGGGTGGATATTGGGAATGCCAAGATTATTATAGTAACTCAAATCTCCGCCACTACAGTGCCAGCACTTAACAAGCCACTCGGTTTGAGAAGACTCTCTCCATAACCCCTCAATATGATTCTCTATAGTCTTGGGAGTTCCGGTATAAAGCTTCATGCCACCCTTAGGCATACCGGGTTTTTCGGAGTGGCTCAAGGCCTCTTCTCCAACAATTACAGCCGTCTCCAACATGTCCTGTATCTCATCGATAAGTAACAAGTCAATAGATTGACCACGGAAGTTGTCTCCGTCAGCACCGTCATTACGTAAATATATTTGAGACCCATTGGCAAGTTTCTTCTCGTAAACATTATCCAGTATATCTTCTCCCTGCATAAAGTGCTGCCGTATTAAGGGAGACCTCATAAGCATTGGATGAAGTTTGTCGTGGCTCCACTGTCTACGCTTGGCGTCATCTGGAACACCGTACAAAATACTAAAATAAGGGATAGAGGTGGCCAGCCCCAAGCTCTTGGACGCCAACGTGGTAGACTTCTCCACTTGACGTCCCGTCATGAGAAGTATCTCTTCATACCCGTTATCGTAAATTGGTAGAAGGTATTCTCGGCCCTTTAAGCTGAAAGGCTTATCATCCAAACTGAGAGTACTCTGAACCCAGTCAGAGAGATTTATTCTTGGGTTGCTTTGTAGATCAATCATTCATATCGTTGGACGGCTGAACGTCTATAGCCGCTGGATTAATATCTACGGCATCTTTGGAGCTAACTTCTATGCGCCGCCCCCCTTCCTGTAGCCTTTCTCTTGTCTCTGGCTCGGGAGATCTGTCGTCTTTAAAAAGAATCTCAACGCGGTCGAGAGCCTCTCCAAGTCTGTCCGCTCTACGCTTCGTGGTAGAACTAGTAGATTGACCCGCTCCTTTTTTAACTACATCCAGGAGCTGGCGATATGCATTCATGAATCTCAAAGCACCAGATTCGTCGTTTGATTCTAGTTTATTCTTGAAACGTACGAAGCATTCGTGTAACATTAAATCGCTAATCTGGCTTTGAGAAAAGTCGGGAGTTATGCCGGCTTCCCAAAGTAGATCAGCTATGCTGGCAGTGGGAAATAAAAAAACATAATTCCACGCGTAGTCTTCTTCGTCTTCCATACACCAAGTAGCATAGGCCATCCAGTCATGAAGAGTCATTACCTTGGTGTCCCAGAAAAACCTATCATAAACTTCTAAATCTTCCACAGACCACTCTGGAACCGGAGAGTCGCATTGCCGCTGTAAAACGTCTATTATGTCAGTATAAGAACGACCAACAAAAAGCAGAACATCTATAGAACGCCTTAATATAGGGTGTGTCATCTCGTCTAGTATACGAGTCATGTGACTAGATCGAGGATTGCTATGTGGGTTACCTACGGCCTTAATCCAGGAATACATTGGTTCTAATTTAAGCGCATTAATCATGCGAGGTGATATATCGAAATCTTCATCGATTTCTTTAGCCTCTTTGCGATGGACCTTATACTGAGCTCGCAATTCTTCGTCGATTAATGGGATTAAAAAACCATACGACTTCAATAATTTGATTGCTCGTACATATGGCAAATCTGCATATGCACAGGCCTGTAGGGCTCTATGATAAGGTACTTTTAGTGGGTGCCTTCTCTTTTTAGGTCTTGCCACATTAATTACTCTCCTGCTAGTATTTGTTTCCTTGAAAGGATCTCTTTTATATGGACCACATCTTCTAGGGCCCCACCTATTTCGCCTTCTTCTATTCCCACGTCAGCTATCCTGGCAGCCAGTAATAGACGAGCAAGATACTCTTCTACATCTCTTAGCATCCCGAGATTTGACATGAAATATTGCATATTGTCTTTGTTAATAAAGTTGAGAGAGAAAACCTCGTTTAGGGTTTTCTCTTCTTCCATCATGCTGGCTATTTTATAAAGAGCAGAATGAGGAATGCGGTCATGAATCTCATACCATACCGCCGAGTAGTCCTTTGCTTGAAGCGGTCCGGATATCTCGGAAGCTGTTTTGAGAGGAATGGTCAGCGTATGCGTGTATCCAGATTTTAAGCCCACGAGTTCATATAGAGACTCTATCCCAGCTACCTTGAGGCCAAGAACCACGTCAACGGTCTTGGAAGCCCTGCGATCTACCGGGCTGAAGTTAGACAGTTTTCTGATATGTTCTGGCATTCTATGTAAGGGAAACGTGACCATGTCAAGCTGATAGTGATTATCTGGCTCTGCTATAATCCTAACCTGGGCAGACGGCCCCATTGTCATTAGCTGCTTCCAGGAAGAAAGCTTGATTGCTTGCTGGGGATCTGGGATGATAACATCGCGTTCTGGAGGCAACACAATAAACTGCATAGAAGTCGGAACGTATACATTGACACATCCATCGATATAGACTTCTGGATCGTTTTCTTGTGTTATTTTCACTAAACTTTTAATTCCATCTACGGGTACAAGGTTGAGCGGTTTACCATCCATAATACTTTGAGCTTTTATTGCGATACCGCGCGGGGTGGTCCTGTGACTCAGTATCTCAAATGGAGGCACTGCAAATCCCGTTCCTGCGTGCTCATAAACATAGGTTCCGGTAGTTCCTTCAGTGGGCTCTCCCCTGGGAGCGCGACAGCTAGTAGAGGATGCCTGCCCGGCCATGCGATCCTGTATGGCATACTTACGTCCAACGAAAAGTTTATTGTCTTCTTTCTTAAAGTTCCAATCAACAAGATTAAAAACTACACCAGTATCATATTCCCCAGTAGTAAGAAGAACGTTATATGTTCCATAATTATGAATCAAGCCTGGAATTTCAAAAGTAGGAACCTTGCCATTAACCATATAGTCAGCCAGTGGCTGTCCCATACTGGCTGCCTTTTCCAAGGTACCAGAGAAATCTTGTATGGCTGAGCTGGTTTTGTCTAAAAGGACACCGCCGCCGTTGGTATAGAGTTTGTCTGCTAAGTCTAAAACACTGTTTCCATTTTGGT